AATGAATAATCCTTGAAAAGTTTTAGTATTGCTATGATTATCTATATGATGAAGATTTAACTTTAAAAAGATAGATAAAAAAATATCTGAATTGAAAAAAGTTTTATAATTCTTAAATTTTGTATTATGTGAAAAAATTCCATAAAAAATAAAGGATCAAAAGAACAATATTGAGAAATTGATTATCTATCTCTGCAAGAAGAAATGGGAGAAAATGATATGACAAGTTGGTTATTATCTAAAATGTCAGAAGATTGATGTAATGAAATAAAGGATAGAATTCAAAAAGTTTTAACTGATTGAGGTAATTTATATTCTAATTATTAGATTATGTTATTAAGACAGGTTCACGAGTTAGAAACAAATGAAAAGGAAAAAGAAAAAGAATTAATAAAGCAAGGGAGAGAAGATGAAATCCCTGCATTGAGAGAATACACTTTATTCCAAATAGATATATTGCTCAATGGCTTCAATTACTCAATAATGAGGCAATAAAAAGACAGAAAAAATAAGATAACTTATATTTTAAACCTATAATATGAACAATATAGAAAATGCTTGTTTTGATATAATTGATGAGAGAGATTATAAATATTCACAAGTGCAGAATATTGAATTCGCCTGAGCCTGAGAATTGCCAAGTAAATTTATTCTTGATAATGTTGATTATCAAAATCAATGATTAGAAGAAGTTACTAGAATGATGTGTGTTTTTTATTCCACAGCCCATGTAAGTAATGAGGAGAATTTTCAAGAATGAAGCGAAGTAAGAATATTATGAAAAGCATTTTGACTTCATGCAGAAACACTTTGAAGATTAGATATTAATAAATGAGCCTTAGTTTCAGCAGGACCAAGAACAGCAAGAGATTTATGATTAATTAGTGGTTGGACACTTGTTGAAACAATACTTGAAGCTAAACACTCAATATTTAATAAAAAGCCTATTGTAGTTTGAAGCAATCAAATAAATTGGTCTTTAGGTTATCTTGATCCTTTTGTTGTTTGAGGTCCAAAAGGTTCAGGCCATGCAATTGCATTAATTTGATATGATGATGATTATGAATGAGGTTGCTTCATCATTAAGAATAGTTATTGAGATAAAAAATACGATTGATGAAAAATGTATTTGAAATATTCTGATTTTGAGTTATTATTTCCAAGCAAATATAGTCTTGAAGATGAGATTGATACAATTTTATTATATAAAGATAAGATTATGAGTGAAATTAATATACCTATGGCAAAAGTTGCTTTTGAATTATGAATATATAATTGAAAAGACAATAAGCTTTCGCCTACTAGGGAAGAAACGGCTACTATGATTTTAAGAGCAATGCAAAAAGTTTTAAATTGAGATATATTAAAATGAGATATTGAAACTATTTTAGAAAAATATAAAGATTAATATGAGTGATGATTTTTACGAGTATTGAATAGACTCAAAATTTCTATTTGAAGACAATTTATGAATGGTTAAAAGCCTTAACCCATTAAAAGATGATGATTTTTAAAAAAATCAATGTCTTTTTTTTTATGTTTTTTTCTGTTATGATAAAAGAATATTAAAAGATTGTAAAAAAAATGTAAAAAAAAAGTGTTAAAAATTTGCTTAAAATTATATTTATATGTTATAATTCTTATGTGTTTGCAAATACAACTTTATATTTTAAAAACTTACTTATGGAAAATGATGTTGAAAATATTGATGACTCAATTAAAAAAGTTGAAGCAGGTGTGATTGATTGTTTAAAATGAAAATACAAAAATAATGGTTTAATATTAGATTATTTAGAAAAAAGAGAAATTATATTAAATATTACAAGAGAAGAAATTATTGGCTTGAATTTTAATAATTTAATTAGTTGGCAAGAAAAATTAGTTTAATTTTAAATTTATATAATAATAAAAAAATATGAAAACAAATACAAAAGAAACAGTAATTTTAATGAGCATATTGATAATTGTAATAGTTATTTCAATGGGACTTACAAATAGACAGAATAAGATTGTTTTAAGTGCAAAAAATGAATTATTGCAAGAAGAAATAAATAAAAATAGAATTAGTGAAAAAGAAAAAATGATTTTAGAAATTAATAAGCAAAATGAAAAAGCTATTGAAGAACAAAAAATCATAAATGAAGAAATAAAAAAACTTGATAAGAGTTTATGAGAAAAAGAATTTATTGAAGAATGTTTAAAAATACAAATTAATAGAGTTTTTGAATGAAAAGATATAATTGAATGATTTTGTGAAAAGCAATTAGATGAAAAGCTTAAAAATAATGAACTGAGTATAGCTGACAGTGTTCAAAAAGTAAAAAAGGTACAATGTATCCAAAAAACTTTTGAAGCAGTTAAAAGCGATTTATTTATGTGTTTAGAAGTAAAAGAAAAGTTTTGATTAAATGCAGATGAGTTTAGATGTGCAAGTTTTATGACAATGGTGTGAATACTTGAAACTCAAAACTGAAAAACTTGAATAGGACCAAAGTACAAAAATTGGTTTTGAATAAAAAATCCCACTGATAAAATTTGATTAAATTGAAGTATTGCTTGAATTGATTGACAACATATTGAATTTGAAACTCCTGAAATGAGTAAATTTGCTTTTGCTTATTATTATATGAAGTACCATGACACAAGAACAAATCAAAAATTTGTTGAAAAATGGGTTGGTTGGAATAATGTAAATTATAGATGTGCCTTAGATACAGGCTATGATAAGCTATATTTAGATTATAAAAATTTATTTTAAAAAAAAACTTGTAAATGCTTTATTTTTATATAGAATGTAAAGGTAATATATATTAACAATTAAATATGAAATATAAAGCAAATGCAAAAAAAAGAATATTTAAAAATGAGTTAGAATTGGCTTTAATTGAATGAAGTAAGTTTGCTTTAATGGTAATGGTTTTAATTATATTTTATAAATTTATATAAAAATGGAAGAACTAGAAAAATTTATAAGCTTTATGAAATACAAAGAAGCTGAATGTAGTTTTGATTTTATAAAAAGATTTAATGAATTATATGAGGAATATTTGGATTGAGAAATGCAAGATTTAAGAGATAAGGTTGATGATTTATAGATTACTAGAGCTTACTTTATGGTAGGCTCTATGGAATTTATAAAAAATTCTATTATTTTATTATTTTATCCTACTACTTATGGAGATAAAAACATTTAGTCCAAAGAGTCATAAAATTAAGGCTCTAATATATGGACCAAGTTGAAGTTGAAAAACTAGCTTTGGTTGAAGTGCAGAAAATGTATTGTTTGCAAGTGCTGAGAATTGACTTTTATCTATTGCAGATAAACAAGTTGCTTTTACTGAAATAAAATCACTAGATGATTTATTTGAGTTAAGAGATTTTTTAAGTAAATGAGAACACGATTTTAAAACATTATGTATTGACAGTATCACTGAAATAAGTGATATGATTAAAAGAGGAATTGAAAAAAAGACTTGAAAAACAATGCAAATACAGGATTGGGGAGAACTATGAAACAAGATTGAGGGAGTAATTAGAGATATAAAAGAGATTGATATAAATGTTATTGTTATTGCTCAGGAAATGGTTGAAAAAGATAGTGATAAAATTCAAAGAATAGTACCAAGTTTATATTGAAAATCATCTACAAAAATTGCATACTATATGGACATAGTTGGTTATATGTATGTTGATAAAGAATGAAAAAGAACAATAATCACAAACACAAGTGAAAAATTAGTTACAAAAGATAGAACTTGAAAAATTTGAAACGATGAAACTTTAAATTTTGAGCATTGGGTTGATTTAGTTAGCAAGATAGCTTTATGAGAAGAAAAAATTTTATATAAGACAATGAGTGCTGATGATATAAGAGCAGAAAAACAAAGAACAGTATTCGAGGCGGATTTAAAAGCTTTAGAATTATGTTGAGATATGGATTGTTTGAAAAGTGTGTTTTTAGATATAAATAAACACAAGGCAAATATTTCATCAGAACAGTTAAAAAATTTAACAGTTGCAAAAGATGAGATGAAGAAAAAAATTGAAGAATGAAAAGTTGAAGATGAAGTTGAAGATAAAAAAGAAGTTGTAGAAAAAGCTGATAAAAAAGCAAAATAATATTTTAGGGGTATAGAGTCCCCTGCTTATTTTTATAAAAAAATTACTTATGAGAAGTGAAATAAATGATATTCTATATAATTGACTACCTTTAAGTTATAAAAGAAATTTTGATGAATTTACAATTAGAAATATTCAAGAATATATTAAAATAGATATAGTAAATGATATTTTTTGAGAAAAACATTATTTAGTGCAACTTGATGAGGCTGAAACAGAAAAATTATTATTTTTTATGAGAGAACATTCAAATATATTTTTAGAAAAAAATAATCATTTAATTTTAAATAAATGAAAAAATATATCTAATGAAAAATATTTAATACCAAGAGAAAAAAGAATTGTTAAAAGTTTGAGTTGGTCAAAAGTTTGGGCTTGGCAAAAATCAAAAAAACAATTTGCAAAAACTTATTTTGAATGAGCACCTTTTTTTGAAACTAAAGAAATTGTTTTTTGAAGTGTTCTTTGAAATATGATTGAACTTTGAGAATATAATGATGTTGATTTAATAAAAGACAAAGTTATGACAAATTTTCAATGAGAGATTGAAATAGATGCAAGAAAAGAATGAATGATTTTAAAAAGTATTGAAAATATACAAGACAATCATGAATTTATTGATAGATTAATTGAAATGAGTTTTGATTTTTGAAGCGAAATGGAAATTAGAATGCAATTATTTATTGATGAAGTTTGTTTGATTGGGTTTGCTGATAATTGAACAGAGGATTGGAAAACTATAAAAGAGTTTAAAACTTGAAAAACACCATGGACTCAAAAAAAAGTTGATGAACACTGACAACTAGATTTTTATTGTTTGATGACTTATTTAGAAAAATGATATTTGCCTAATGATGTTGAATTAACTTGGTTTGAAACAGTTGATGATTGAGAGGGCTGAATTACAGTTACTTGAAGAATTGAAACTTTTAAATTTGATGTTCAAAAACATAAAGATAGAATACTTGCCTGGGAGCAAAAAATCCCTGCATTATTTAAAGAAATTCAAGAATATCAATTAGAATGGGAGAAAGAACAATGAAATGAAGCTGAGGTTGATGAAAATTTATTTTTGCAACTATATGAAGTAAACAAAGAAATGAATAAACTGAAAGAGCAAGAAACAGAATTAAAACAAAAAATTGAAGATGATATGAAAGCAAAGGATCTAACAAGTTTTAAAAAAGAATGATTTTGAAGTATTTGATTTACTACTAGAAAAAGTTGGGATTATGATGACTCAGTAAAATTAGCAAAAAGTAATTTTGATGATATTAAAAAGAAGTTTGAAAATGAGAATGAACCTATTGAAAAATCAAGTATAGCTTTTAGATTTGAAAAATAAAACTATGGAAAAAAGATGGTATTTTAAAAAAGAAAAGGGAAAGATAATTTGATTTTTCCCTAAACTTGAAGACTGAGAATATAAAATCACAGTAGCTAAACATAATAGAAGCCTAGCACAAAATAGGCTCTATTGGGGCTACTTTTTAAAGCAAATTTGCCTTTATTATAAAGAGATTTGAATAAAAATTTCTATTGATGATTTACATTTTGAGTTTAAAAAAAGGCTTCCAAGAAAAAGGATATATTCAGATTTTACTTCAAAAAAGTATATAGTTATATCATGAAGCACCTCAGATTTAACGACTAGTCAATTTACTAGTTATATTGAAAGTATTAATGAGGAGCTAATGGATAGGTATCAATGGAGTGTTGAGTTAGATATAACCGAAGATGATTTGATATATTGGGAGAGTATAATTTTATAAAAAATTTGTGTTTTCAAGAAAATTTGTTATATTTATATGGACTTATGGAGGAATTAATTTTAATGCAGTCAA